GTTTTTCGGAACAAATCCATCAGGTCATGCACTTACAGTTATTATCAACTCGCTTGTCAATTCTTTATATATGCGTTATTCATATTACATGTCGAACCCCGAACATGAGGTTCTTACATTTAAGCAATTTGTGCATTTGTTTACATACGGAGATGATAATGTGATGGGTGTGAGTAAGAAGTGTGATTGGTTTAACCATACTGCAATTTCGCAGTGTCTGGCCAATATTGGTGTTGAATACACCATGGCAGACAAACATTCTGAAAGTGTACCATTCATTCACATTGATAATGTCTCTTTCCTGAAGAGGAAGTGGCGTTATGATGAAGAGGTTCAAGCGTGGCTTTGCCCACTCGAAATGAGTTCACTGCATAAGACACTTACTGTTGGTATTCCATCTAAAACAATTGATGAGAATGAACAAATGGTAGAGTTGATCTTGTGTGTGAATAATGAATTATTCTTCCATGGTAGGAAGGAGTTTGAGAAGCATCATGACTTCTTCAAATCGATCTTAGATCGTTCCCCGTTTAGCTGTGTGGCGAAGGCACAGACACTCATGAACTTTGATGAGTTGGTTGAACGTTATCAACAAAAGACAGTATTTAAAACTGTATCTTCCCTTGACACATCGGACTTGGCTGTCCTTTAGTGTTGAAAGAAAATAGTCAGCGAATGTAGAAAATAAAAAGAGTTTGAAGTTTGTTGATGTGCTCACCGAAAGAAGCACAGACCTAGCAGGGTATACTGAACCCTACTATGGACCTAATAATCAGTTAGATCCGCGTCTTATGGACGTGCAAGCAGATGTCGCCGACGATGATGAAGGCGGTGCTTCTGCGGTGGCTACTGGGAGTGCCATGGAAACTTCCCAGACTGTTTCATTTACAGATAATGCAGGTGTTGAACTTGCACCAGAACCCTCAGCCCGAGCCCCAATAGCGAAGGTAGATGGTACTGAAGATATCGGTTTAGGAGCATTTTTGTCTCGACCCGTGTTGATTAATTCAACTACTTGGTCTACTAGTGATTCTACTGGTATTAAGACAACGCTGTATCCTTGGAACCTATATTTGAATACAACTTCAGTTAAGAAGAAGATAGATAATTTCGCTTTCTTTCGAGGTAAGTTGCATATCAAAGTTCTGATTAATGGAACACCATTCCAATATGGTGCAATGCGAACATGTTATGCACCACTTGAAGGGTACACTAGTAATAAAGTTCGGACAAATGTTTCGAATAGTTTAGCTATTAATGTACCGTACTCACAACAACCTGGATTCTTTTTGTTCCCCCAAGCAAATGCTGGTGGGGAAATGGAATTACCCTTTTTATATCATAAGAATTGGTTGGATTTAACATCATCCGCAGATGTTTTAAATATGGGTACACTTCGTCTAATCATTTTTGGAGCACTCAGGGTCGCCGTTTCTGGTGGATCGACTGCTGTTTCAGTTAACACATATGCGTGGATGACAGACGTACAACTTATGGGAGCAACTACAAAACTCGCCTTACAGAGCGATGAGTATGTTGAAGGAGCTATTTCAGGTCCTGCAACTGCTATTGCAAATGCTGCCCATACTCTCACGAAAATTCCTATTATTGGTAAATTTGCTCGAGCTACCGAGATCGGTAGTCGAGCAACGGCTAGTATAGCACGACTTTTTGGATTTACAAATGTGCCAGTAATACGTGAGGTTAGCGGATTTATGCCAATGAATGGTCCGATGCTTGCATCAGCTCATATTTCAACGGCAGTACAAAAATTGACACTTGATCCCAAACAAGAATTGAGTATTGATCCCTCCATTCATGGAGTGACTAGTGAGGATGAGTTGTCAATTGCATATCTTAAAAAGAAGGAATCTTACTTTGGATATGCTTCGTGGAATACTTCTGATGCACGGACGACTCCATTATTTAATGCTCGTATCACCCCAGATCTTCTGATGAGTGTAGATGTATTGAATACTTTGTCGAGTCCAGTAGCAAAACGAGTATACCACACCCCACTTTCTTATATGAGCCACCTTTTCTTGAATTGGCGTGGTGGAATTGTGATCCGTTTGAAAGTGATTTGTACCAAGTTTCACAAAGGTCGGTTGAAGATCTGCTACGATCCCAGAGGGGATGTATCTGTTTCAGATCCCGACTCTAACATTGTGTACACACATATTTTGGATATTGGTGAATCAGATGATATAGAAATTGAAATTCCTTATCATCAAGCCTTGGGTTGGCTTAATTGTGATACAACTATTCAAAATAATTGGACTACAGCTTCAGCTAACGCTGCTGTTGACGGTTTTAACAACGGTATGTTGACCGTCACAGTATTAAATGCACTAACTGCACCTGCTTCAGGTACAGTTGACATTATGGCTTTCGTTCGCGCTGCTGATGACTTTGAGTTTGCAAATCCTCGAGGTTTCATTGGTGCGTCAACCGCGAATTATCAAGTGCCATCTCTGTTTGATGTGCAAGCTGATGATCATACTGAACTCTCTGCCACTAAAGCCACTCTAGGTAATAGTGCAGTCCCAGAGGATTCACGGTACAGTATGAATTATGGTGAGTGTGTATGTTCGTTGCGAAATTTATTGCATCGATATACAGTTCGAGAGACCACACCCCAATATACTCCAGCTGATGTGAGTTATAAGATGGTTCTTTTCCGACGGGCTTTACGCATTATGCCCCCTTCACCAGGCTTTTATCCCAATGTTGCTTGGGCTCCTAGCGCAAATAAGATTGTTGCCGCCTCTGGCACACAAGCTTATAATTTCAATCCAATGCACCCAATGACCTACATTTCTTCAATGTTTGTTGGTTATAGAGGTGGAGCAAATTTTGTGTACACTCCAGCTACTGATGGAGTTAGTACAATTCAAGATGTGCGTGTTAATCGTATTACTGAAAATATATACGATAATGGGTATCACGTCGCCTTGAATACTGTTAGTATCGGAGATACATACAGTGCAAAAGTTTGGAATTTAAATGCGAAATATTACCCCAACGATGGTCTCGCTGGAGAAGCTATTACTAGTACACAAACTAATGGTAGCTTATCTTTTTATATGCCAGATTTCAAGAGGACCAACTTTAGTCTCGTAGATCGCTTAGCGAATACACAATACGATGCAGTGGACGATACCACGACTCAAGTTCTTGAACTTCGTACTCTTATTAAGAGTGGCGTAGCAAACGCTAATGACAATGTAACTTTTCAAGTTTTGGAAGGTGCAGGTGCTGATTTTACGTGTTTGTTCTTCCTGTGTTGTCCTACTTTGGACTATGCACAGGCGATCCCTAGTCCCACCTAAGGATCAAACTCACCATACCATAGGCGTGGGATGTATCGTAATGATATGGTGAGAAAACTGCAATTCCCGATGCGATCGGGTCAGTCTTAACAAAGCCAAAGCGATGTTAAGTTATTAAAGTTCACAGTTATGTGGAGAATGCGTTTATGCTGGTTTTAGAGTATGCGATGGGTTCTCCCATACGCATGCCAACCCTTTATTGGGTTTCCAGGACAGAGTCGCAAACTTTACAATTTAACTGTGGGACAAAGTCGCACAGCAAAA